CGTTCGACGCTCTGCCGCTTCGCGGAGCGACCCAAGCACGTTAAGTTGCGAGGAGTAGATTTCACCCATCGCCTCCGGCTGCAAGTCGTTGGGATCGTTCAGCAAGATGAGCTTCCCTGGATACAACTTCATATCCTTACGCAGCCCGCTGCCGCGCTTGCCCTTCCAAATCCGCACGTTCGCCAACGTGGCGTTGTCAATAAACTGTTGGAACTGCGTTGTGATGCCCTCAGCCAGTTGGCGCAGCATGCGCGCCACGCCCACCCCGTAGGCGCGCCCTTCCCGCTGCATGAACGACGCCTTATGATACGGGCGATAGCCCGCGACGTAGTAGTTGTTGATGACGCGCAGAATCGTCTCGCTCCCAGCGTCGTACGTCACAACAATGGCCTCGTCCGCGCCATCGTCGTTGACGTCCCAGTCCATCCACAGCTCGAACAGCTCGTACGTCTCGTACACCGACGTGCGCTCGAACCCTTCCAGCTGATCCCGCCTCTGTCGGATGGCGTCCTTCTGCGTGATCGGCTGTACCTTGTCCACGTTGTCGTACGAGAAGGGCGGCTTCTTACGTGACGCCAACTGCCCGCGCGTCAACCGAAACTTGTTGCCAACCCACGGCGCCGTCTGCACGTCGTAATCACCATCTGGAAGGTACATATCCTGAATGGCCAGGTACTCAGGCTTCGGCCCTAGATGATGGATCACGCGGTCGTAATCAAGGCTGCCGTCTGGCATGTACGTCAGCTCGCGACGCACGTCGTTGACGTACGGCATCTTTACAAAGCCCGTACCCAACTTGACGGTCTCAAACCACCAGGGCCACGCCACGTTATACATCTTGAGTACGTACTGCTGCGCCCACTCCAGGAAATTCTCCGTCGGCTTCGCGTGACGCGCCCACTTCTCGGAGAGCGGCTGGATCGTCCACAGCGGCCGTAACGCGAACACCGTATTCATGACGCGTGCAAAGATGGCGTCACACGTCGTGGCAATGGTGGGAACGACGATCTTGCACGCGCCCTCGAAGGGGAAGTTCTTCGGCGACGCGGGCGCGTCCGCCTCGTAGTCCTCGACGGCTTTCTTCCACTCCGCCTCCATCGACTCCCGACCAATCGAGACGGCCTCGATCTCGTCGGCGATGTACCTTCTCAACTTCGCGGAGTTGGCCTCCGAGAGGCGAATCGGCGCATAAATGTCGGCCACTAGCTTGCCTCCCGAGCCGCTTCGATGCGAGCCACCGCCTCACTCACCAACTCGAAGGGATCGCTCTGCGTTAGGCCATAGCCCAAGTATTGGCCGCTCGTCGCGTCGAAGACGTGGCTGATGACGCCCTCCACAACCAGCGCACCCCGCGACACGCCGTCCACGGTACGAATGCGAGTGCGGTCGGGGAACTCCAGCTTCTCGGACTTGCCGTCCGCGGCGCGCTTGACACGGATCTTCACGTCAATACCCCGTCAATTCGTTGCGCCCGGCGAGGGCGACCTCTTCTTCCCACTCGGCCTCCGCAACCTCTTCATCAGACATTGGCTCACCACTCTGCCACAACTGAGGACCATAAGCCAGTGCATCCAGCAAATGCTGATCGGACGCCACGGGGAAGCCGTCGTATTCACTTTCTAGCTCTCCCATCGACGCGCCAATAAAGATGAGGCCGCGCGCAAACTCCGGGACAAGCGCACGAATACGATTCTCCTTCGACGTGCGAGTGTCTGTCTTGAACTCACGCACCGGCACGTGTTTGCCGCGCGACCTCGACACGAACTCCAAGAAGGGCTTGATCATCTTCTGGAAGGCGACGGCCTCGATGCCCACGCAGATGGGGCGCCAGCGTTCCGTCGCGGCGATGATCGCCTCGATCAACTCAAGCGGTTCGGCCTTCAGATCGAGTGCTTCGAGCACGATCTTGTACGCGCCAGGCGACACTCCGACGGTGACGAGGCCGGTGTAGTCAGCCTTGTGCTTCTTCGAGAGGGCGGGGTCAACGAGAATGTAGCGATCTAGTTGGCCGACCCCATACGACACATTTCCGCCTCGGGCATTAACCACCCCTGGCAGAAGTATCCGTCCGTCGTCCGTGAGAGAATAATACCGTAGCCACGTGCGCTGAAACTCCGCGACGGAAGGATCGGAAGGATTGAGCTGATATTGGCCGCTATATTTGTAAGGTCCAAGAGTTCGTCGAAGGTGGTCAAGCCCCTCGCGAGTGAAGCCATGTTTGCCATCCGCGCTTCGTTTGAAGATCGGCTCCGTCCCTCGAATGGCATGCTCGTAGTAGTGGAAGGCCATCGACGAGGTCTCGCCGAGCTTCACGACGCTCTGATTCTTGTTGATCCACGCGAGAAGGTCGTCACGGTGCCACCGCGTACCAATGACGACCTCTTCGCCGTTCTCGACGTTGACGAATAGCCCGTATGAATATTGGTGCCACGCGACGGCGGTTTGGATGAGTTGGGCCACGTCGTCGAGGTCTTGCTTGTCAGAGAGGTCGATGAGGTCGTCCTTGATGATGAGGTCGTAGTGGCGCGACGCAACGTGCCCGCCCACACCGATGGCTTCGAAGGTGGCCTCCGTCCACGGCTTGTCGCGTCGAAGCTCGACGGCGGTGTTGTTCCACCGCACCTTTGTGATGTCGGGGATGACTTCGGGCCAGAGGGCGCGCAGCAGACCGTTCGACTCAAATTGTGTCTTTATGGCTTCGAGGAACTTCTCCGCATTTGTGGCGGTCGCATTGGAGATAAGTACGCGGATGGACGGGTCTTTGACGGCGCGCCAAATCGCATAAGAAATTGTTCCAACCGTTGTTTTGAAATGGCCGCGCGGTAGGGCGATGAGCTTACGTTGGACGCCTGACTGGATGAATCGGCAGATTGGGCCATGGAACTCCTCATCAAGATAGTTGTAGTTGAGGATGCCCTTGGCAAAATAAAAGAGGTCAGACTCCGCACGACGGCGAATGTCCGCGAGTTGGTCAGGCGAGAGTTGGATGACGTCGGCGTCTTCAACCACGTGGTCGCCCCGCATCGTTCGGCGGAATGATCTTCGGCTGAAGGATCGCGGACGGCTCGACGAACGCCGCGATTGCCGACTTCGCCATCTCTAGCATGCCGTAGCACAAAAGTTTATTGGCGACGGGACCGACGACGCCCACCTGCCCGTCGAGTTTGAGGATGATCGTCAGGGTCGCCTTTGCGTCGCGTGCAAGATCATTCGCGTCCATCATCGCCTCCATTGTTGTAGAGTGCGTCCATCTCAGCGAACACCGTCGCCTGACGGCGATGGGATTCCTTCGACCTGCGAAGCGCTGCCCCTCCACGCGCCAGACGGGCTGCCGTCAATGGCTCCACTTTGGAGAGAGGGTGCTGGCGTAGATGGTTGAGGAGCTGCCGCGAGGTCATCGTGTCGTAGAGGGGTCGTGGCATGGAGGTCTCCATGACCGTTCGTGGGTGCGTCAACCTGCACGTCCGTGCGGGCGCCTTGCACTAAGAATTGTGCTTGCGATGCGTGAACGAGAACGGTGGGCGCCTGCGGCCCGTTCGACGTCTTTGGTAGAAGGACGGGCCCGTGGACGTCGGCGAAGAAGGTCTTGATGGCGGCGTTTCGCTCGCGGTCCATGTGAACGGGCTGAAGCGTAACGGGATTGACGCGCGGGTCAGCCATTTCGAGTAGGTGGTCAAGCATCGTGCCCGCGGCGCGTCGAACGCGCTCCCGGAAGTCCGTCACTTCGTCGTCTTTGTCCGCGGCGATTGCGTTGAGCGCAGCTGCGAAGCCCGCGTCGGTGCGCGCCCATTCGAAGATGACGGCGGGTTTGCGTTTGACGACCTTGGCGGCCTGATTGACGCTGTAGCCGAGGGCGAGCGCGCGAATGACTTCTTGCTTGTCGGCGTCGTTGACCTCTTCCCAAGGTCGACGAACGGCGAATCGCGCGTTGACTTGTGACATCGCTGAAGGTCTCCGTCCTCGGGGTAATCTTGCCCCCCGGTGCGCGAGAGCGCGGGGAGGCGTTCACGATAAAAGGTAGGGCAGGACGGGCAGGATGTCAAGGGATTTTCGACGGCGAGGACGTTATAGAGGAGCATTGATATGGAATTTGATACGCGAGCCAGAAGCTCAAGTGTCATCATGCAAAACGCGCGTGGGGTGGGGCACCCGTCAGATCGTCCCGTCGCCAGGTGTGGGTTATGCGGCAACCGCGTCAGAGAATTTTTGACGCACAGGACGTTAACGTCAAGACACAACGAACGACAACCGGAGGTGAGACCCGACAAATTTCGACGCACTAAACGTCTACATAGGATCAATCGCCAGGTGCATCATTAGCATCATGCACCATGAGCAAATGCGAACGGCGCCTGTGTGACAGACACGCAGCGTCGGGGCTGCCGACCGAGCGATCCACGCGATTAGTCGCGGTTTCGCCCAGGGCGCCCGGAAATAAAGAGCGCTCGTCAAAACCCCCGCAAGGGCGAACGCTACGCAAGCGCGCGAGTCGCGGATATTCCATCCTGACATCGCAGTTGACTGGATGGGGCGAACGTAAAACGGACTCGCGCAATTGCACAAGCAAGCGCTGCCTATGTCGCTCCCGCTTCGCTGCGCGGACGCAGAGTCCGCATGAGAGGCAAGCGACATGGCAAAGATGGAGAGCGAACTCAAGAAGTCGATCGTCGAAGCGTGCTACGGTGAAGGCACGTTCGACAAGCCCGAGCTCTTGATCGTCAACCCCGCGGACGATCCCAAGGACTGGCGCCGCAAGGCTCGCCCGTACAGCGTCACGGTCGATGACGTGAAGGCGTACAGCGACGAGGATCTGTGCGAGCTCCTGACCTACCTCGGAGAGTTGTGGGCGCAGTGGCGCATCAGCAACTCCAAGGCGTCGATCCTGCGCGTCGGTCAGGAAAACAAGAGCAAGGCGGAGCGCGAGAGCGCCGACAAGGCAATCCTCGCCGCCTTCGACAGCAAGAACGACGACATGATCGAGATAGTGCACCAGGCGTTCGGGCGCAGCCGCTGTATCGAGGCTTTCACGCGCGCCCGCAAGCTCGTCCCCACGCACCCTTTGCTGCAGAAGTAACACAAGCGCACTTAACCTGCGGAGCGAGGGCGACATAGACAGCGCTACGCGCGAGGACGCGCGAACGAGAGGAGGTGACACTCAATGGCTTATGTGGAGCCCAACTTCCGCACAAAGCGGGCGCTCCGCGAGGCAGTGGCGAAGGGCGAGTACGTGAGCGCCTACCAACCCGGACCCTTTGGAGGCGCGCTACCCCGCACGGGTAAGGCGTTTGTCGAAGGACCACACTATCCTGCGCCGCACTCGTGGTACGCGGAGATCGAGCTACTCGACGGGCGAGTCGTCAAGGTGCGCTAGCGCGCAAAGTCACTCACGAAAGGAGGTGACCCAGCATGAGCGACCCCCTGTGGGTCCGAATCAAGTACTTGACGCCCACTGAGCGTGCGAAGTTCAATCGCACCTACGCCAAGCAACTTCGCGGCGTGCTTCGCAAGTACTTGCGGCAGGGCCGCATCGTGTAGCACACGCCTTCGGGCGTGACTGAGACAAGGCATCCAAACCCGCACGACCTCCGTAGTTTGAATGGTAGGCTGACTCAGCAGGCGGGTGTGAGATGCCACTAAGTGATGGCGCAGCAAGGATCGTGTAAAAATTACATTCTACATGAGTTCTACCTTTAAGTATGTCTCGTAAATGCGCGAAAAGATTGACAAATTTCGATCCTGTTCTCCCGTTCTACCGTTCTACGTCCTTGTGCAAGATGAGTCGTGTAAACCAATAAAAGTCTATGTATTTACTTATATATAACTGAACATAAGGAATAGCTATCTTTATACGTTACCCTTAGGTTCATTCACACGGAGGTAGAACGGAGAGAACGGGGGGCAAATCCCGCAAATCCTTTAAATTCAAGGATTTACGAGACATACCTCACAGAGAACGCAAGTAGAACGGGGGGCATCTACCTCCCACCTTCAGCGAGAGGAGGTGACACCACATGCGCGTAACCAAGCCTGACGAGCTTCGCCTCGTCGCAACCGCCCTCGACGCGCTCCGCCGCGTCAAGCACTCCCGCATCATGCGTGGTCGTGCGGAGGGCGAGGACGCCCGCGAGTACATCCTGCTCGCGAAGCTCATCGCCAACGCGGACGCCTCGATCAATCGTGCTCGCGATCGGGAGCGCATCGCCAACCGGGAGAAGGCCAAGCAGATCGCTCGTGATCTGGGTCTGCCAGAGAACAAGCTGCCTTAACGCAGCGCCCACATTGGGGACATGAGGGTAATATTACCCCTATGTCCCAAGGAGATCGCCATGTCTGACGAAGAGCCCACCCTCATCGACCAATTCCTACTGACCAACTAGGAGGCTCCCATGTTACGCGCTTATCACTTCGTTGGGGACACCCTACGTAACGGACAACCCATCCCCCCAGATGGCGAATGGCTGGAGTACGATGGCGAGTTGCCGGTCATCCTCTGCGAACGCGGCCTGCATGCTTCGGTCCATCCATTCGACGCCCTGAAATACGCACCGGGAAACACCCTCTGCCTCGTGGACCTCGATGGAGAGATCGTGGCAGATACGGACAAGCATGTTGCTACGCGGCGCATCATCCACAAACGGATAGACGCCGACCCCATCCTGCGAGCATTTGCGTGTCGGTGTGCCCTAGACGTAATCCACCTGTGGAACGCACCGTCCGTGGTCCGAGAGTATCTGGAAACCGGCGACGAATCGAAACGGGCTGCCGCACTGGATGCCGCACGGTCTGCCGCACGGGCTTCCGAACGGGCTTCCGAACGGGATGCCGCATGGGCTGCCGCACGGGCTGCCGCACTGGATGCCGCACGGGCTTCCGCACGGTCTGCCGCACGGGCTGCCTCATGGGATGCCTCATGGGCTGCCGCATGGGCTGCCGCATGGGAAAAATATAGCGGGTGGTTTCAGGAGATGGTCAACGAGGCGTTTGCATAGGAGGCACCATGGCTCGCACACGGCACAATGACGGCTCGTTTACCACAGAGGAGAACAATCGGTTGACGGCGTTCAACGAGGCGCGGGGACTGGTAGAGATGGACCGACCGACTGTGGAGGAGGACGTGGACCACCTGGCGTACATCCATCAAGCGGCGCATCGCAGATGGTGGAGAAGGGGATACGGCATCCTGTCGAATGGTGTGGACTTCAGGCCATCGCAAGTCATGGCCGAGAAGGAGCGACAATGAAGGAGGACGGAGGACCGGCGTTTCCTTCCAATAAAGAGATGAGCGATGGCTCCTACGATTACTACTCTGGCCTAAGCATCCGCGATTGGTTCGCAGGGATGGCGCTCTCATTCCTCGCTGATCCTAACGTTTCACTTGGGACCGTAAAGGCATGTGTCGATTCGGCACAAGTAGCCTACTGGGTAGCCGACGCCATGCTGGACGAAAGGAGCAAGTGATGCTCGTAACCAATACCACGACCGTGACGCTGACCGAGGACGACTGCAAGAAGGCCGCGTGTAATGGCGGGACCAAGGTGGACCTGCCCCCCAACACCGTGGCGGTGGTGGTGCGGGTGGCGTGGCAGGAGCGGGAGGAGGGGAAGTGACGCGGTTCCAGTTCGTGTGGTGGGGGTGGCGATGGAAATTCATATCCGGGATCGCTCTCAAGCGCAAGCTCGACCTCGCGTCGAGCGCGCCAGGTAATTGAGATGGGCGCCCGCGTCGAAGACGACAACGAGTCGGCGCGGGCGACCTACGCCCTAGTGGACGAGGTCGCCCGACTGAACAACCTGCTCGAAGTGGCAATGCCTGAGCTGACGCGCCTACTCGCGCGCGTCGTGGAGGTGCTCGATGGACGCACTCGCCAATCTTAGCCCGGAGGTCGCGTGCCGTGCGTGGTCATGGTTCACGCTCGCGTGTGCCGCATGCGGAGGCGCAACCCTCGCCATGGTCGTAGCGTCACTCCTTTCGTGCGGCGCCTACTCACTCGGTTACGAGGATGCGTGCATCGACCACGGCATCGCGCCGGAAGCGGAGAAGTGAGCCACAAGGCGATATGCAAGGATCGTTCCAAGACGGGGGATTTGCGGGACAAAAGATTTTTTCATTTTTTCCTTGACAAATCCCCCGCCGTGCCCTAAATTAGAGACATGAAACAAGAGATTTTTCCTTGGGAAATTGAGCAGTTGCCGACCAACAAAGTGTGCGTCAACTGCGGCGAAGACAAAAACCGTGACGAGTTCTACACTCGTAGAATAGACGAGAAGTTATCGCTATCTTCTTATTGTAAAATTTGCGCTAAAGAGCGCCACAAGTTGGTTGCTAAAATTCGAACTCCAGAACAAAAGAAGTTCGACCAAGTAAAAACGAAGTATAATATGACGCCGAAAGAATATTACGAACTGATGGCGCTTCAAGAAGGACGATGCTTAATTTGTGGAAGGGCGTCGAAAAAGCTGGTAGTCGATCATGACCACAAGCTAAATAGAGTTCGCGCTTTGTTATGTCAAAAGTGTAATCACGGACTTGGTATGTTCAAGGACGATCCAAAGCTGCTACTTTCAGCGGCTGGATATTTAACGAAGTTTCAAGAAGCTATTAACGCAGCGTAACCGCCGCGTCACCGCGGCACTGAGGCAACAACGATGGCACGCAGTCGCCCCTCCGAGCGGTCCATCCGTTTCATCGCAGCAGGCCAAATCCGCACCGCCCGTCGCTACATTCGCATCGAGCAGGAGTTCAACAACGGTCGTGACATCAGCAACGGCACGCTTGCGTTCCTGCGCGGTATCATCTATGGCGTGGGCAACGTCACCTTTCGTCGCACTGTGCGGGCGACGGATCGTTCGTGGTGGACTCTCAACACCCGACCAGAGCACAAAGAGTGCGCGTCAACCCTTAAAAGGCTTGCGCCAGTCCAGTGAGACAGCGGCGCACCCAATTCACGGTTGACGCGCACACACCCTACAGAAAGGAGGTGAAACCACAATGGCATCTTATTCCGACGAGTTGGACCTGTTCGTGCAGGAGTATGGTGAGGAGGCTGTCGCCGCCGCTCTGCGCAACTACGTGAATCAGCGCGAGCGTTCGAAGCAGGCTGCCGCCAAGGCGCAGTCCCAGCGCCAGGGCTTGCAGACCCTGATCGGCAAGGCGAAGTCGAACCCGCAGATCGCGGAGCTTCTGAAGCAGGCCGGCATCAGCGTGGGCGTCTAGCCCACAAGCGGAGAGGGCGACATAAACAACGGGCCTGTCGCCCTCTCCGCCCCTCTCACATCGTCGCACCTTGAGGTCATCGCGTGCAACTATGGATTGGCAAGTCCAACAACTTCACACGGCAGATGCTCTTTGCCACCGAAGGTAACGGCGCACACGAGGTACCGCATGTCATCACCCACCGACCTCACGGCGGGCTCTTCGTCAGAGAGCCTCGCGATCCTGACTCCCATTTTGCCTGCAACCGCTGCGGACTTCCCTTCCGACTTCGAGTCACGGACGGCATGTGTCCTACAGAGGCTCAGATACGGGAGGCTCTCGCCGGTGCAAGCCCCGAAGAAGTGGTCCCCAACCCGCACGTCCACCGTGAGGAAGCCGCGGCAGACCGGCGGGCGCTCCAGTCTTACGCCGCAAGAGAAAGAAGCGATCAGGCTGCTGAAACTCGCCGGGCTCTTATAGAGATCGAGGCGCTTGAGATGGAGGAGGCGTATGGGGAAGCGGTCGCAGGCACGCGAGCCGTGGCCTAAGCGAGAGCGCCAGCCGCACGCGCAGCCGAGGCGCACGCTCATACAAATGATTACGGGGGTGCCACGTGCCGATCACGCCGAAGGAGTACGCACAAGCGAAGGCCCTGGTGGCCCTACTGAAGAAGCGGTTCCCCAACCTAACAACGGACGAGACTCTGGCCCTAGCGTTTGACATTATGTCGGTGCTGGAGAACGTCGGGAGAGAGTATGAGTGACGGACCGTCACCACGCGGCTACAGCCGCATTCACGAATTCCAAGAGTGCGAGCAGAAGTGGGACTACCAAGTCAACGGAATACCTGAGTTGGCGGTGCCCGCCATTCGGCCCGCTGTGAAGGAGGATTACTTCGTCATCGGTAGCGCGTATCACGAGGCGATGCGCGCCAAGTTTCGTGGCGGGAAGACCGGCGACATGCTCACGGCAGCTATCGAGACGATCGACCGTGCGTGCTCGTCGTACGAGAACGTCAACCTTGAGCGCGGTCGCATCCTCGACTTCACCACGGAAGCGGTGGGCTACTACCTCTCCATCTTCGGCGAGGAGCCCGAGTTCGAAGTCATCCAAATCCCAGGCGTCGGGCCCGCCACCGAACTGGAGCTTGAAGCGTCTCTGCCCGACTTGCAGATGCTGACGGTCAAGATCGACCTCGCCGCACGGGTCAACGGCGACCCCGCCATCATCGAGTGGAAGACCACCGGCTCGGAGTTCGGCTCCTTCTTTCAGCAGTTCGACATGGACGCCAAGAGCACGGGTTACGTCTACGCCATGCGTCAACGCTTTCCCAACTTGGACATTCGGTCGGTGGTCATCCCCACGCTGAAGAAGCCCCGCAAGAACGCGAAGGAGTTGAAGTTCGAGTTTCAGCAGAAGATCACCCAGCGCTCCGATGCGGAGTTGGATCGGTGGGCGATCGACACTTCGTACCTGCTGTCGCAGATGGACCTCGTCACGCAGCGACGGCGCTTGCCTGTGCGTAACACCAAGTCGTGCGTCAATGCATACGGCAAGGTGTGCCCGTTCAAGCCCATCTGTAAGTACGGGTGGCAGGCGGAGGCGTACCGCAACCACTACAAGCTGATCGACCCGATGACCCAAGAGGAGGTGACGGATGACAACGGCAACTGAACCCGAACCGTCCGACGTGTGCGAGTGCGGGCACAAGTACGAAGACCACGACATTGACGGCTCGTGCCTCTTCGTCGAGTGCGACTGCACAGAGTTCGAGGAGCAAGACGATGATTGAGCTCAGCAACACAGCCGACATCTCACGCGAGAACCTCCTGTTCAATGCGTTGGTTGTCGGCTTCAAGGGCGTCGGCAAGACCACACTTTGCGCCGGCTTCCCCGATCCCCTGGTCGTGGACTTCGATGGCGGAATGGCCTCGATGATCGGCGCGTCGGTGCCGTTCATCCCGCCCACCAAAATCTCGTACGAGTCGCTCTTGGAGTTGACGCTTGCGGTACAGAAGCGAACACCTGAGGGTAAGATTACCCTCAAGTCAAAAGATGGGTCGCTGGAGATGCCGTGCTCCACCATCGTCCTGGACTCCATCACTCGTGGTCATCGCATGTTCTTGCAATCTGCGATGGCCTTGGGCAAGCGCACGATTCCAGCCATCCAGGACTGGGGGCTCGCCGCTGACCGAATCCTTCAGTTCATCGACGGCATCAAGCCGTACGTCCACGTGCTGGTGGTCGCCCACTTCGAGATCGTGCAGGACAAGAACACCGAGCGCGTGATGGCACAGATTCGTATGCCGGGGCAGCTCGTCGACCTTCTGCCCATCGCGTGCGACGAGTTCTGGCACGTACGCTCAGAAGTGACGATGGAGCGCAAGCGCAAGGTGACGCTGTGGACCATCAACGATGGTATCTTTCCTGGAGCGACGCGCCACGGGCGACGTGGGATGCCTCCAGTACTGGACATCACGGACGATGGCACCGGCAAAGTCAACCCGTACAACCTCATTCGGGAGTCAATCCGATGGCCGAACGTCTCAGCATAGTGCGCGACGAGAAGGGCGATCACGCGACTCGCATCTTTGCTGATATCTACCTCGGCGCAACGCCGATAGGTGGGCTGTTTTGCTCCCCCGAACACCTCGCCATTGTGGAGAGCGTGTTCATCCCGTACAACTGGGCGCTCGAAGAAGCGTCCGCCAGGAAGGAGTAGTATATGGAAGATGGATTGATCGGATACGGGCAGTCGGCCGGGATACCAGTACCGCCTGAGATGAACATGCTCAGCAAGCGCCTCTCGACCGTCGACCGCCTCCACCTGGAGAAGAAGCAGCTCGAAGATCGACTCACCACGGTCAACGAGGCGATCAACGCTTTGAAGGCCAACCCCGAGTTCGAGAAGCTCCTGCACCTCGTGAGCAAGTGCTTCTAACCCACAACAACCCGCGAAGCGGGAAGGAGTCGTAGCCATGCCGATGATCACGTCCGAGTACGAAGACACTAGCATTCCGCCGTTGGACGAGGGCATCTACCGCGCGACGGTCAAGAAGATCGCCCTGCAGGCCAAGAAGGCTGGCAAGGAGTACGCCAGCGTTCGCATCGACTACAAGGTCGTCGTGCCGATGGATCAGGCGTCGAAGGCCAGCGCGGACGGCACCTACTCGCTGGTGGAGTTCATCTCGCTGCACCCCAAGGCTGGGTGGAAGCTGGAAGAATTCTTGGTGGGCTGCGGCGCGGAGAACGGCAAGGGCTTCACCAAGGAAGGACCGAAGGGCTCCGAGCGGCTGATGTGGGACAGCGACCTGTTCATCGACAAGGAGACGCTGCTCACTCTGTCGCAGTCGCAAGAGACGGACGGCAACGGACAGCCCAAGCCGGGCGGGCGCATTCGCAATCAGGTCGAAGCGCACGGTCCGGTGGCGTAGGTGAGCCCGTGGTGGACACTGGTTGGGCCTGCGTTGGTGCTCGTGCTCACGTTCGTGGCGCAACGATCGTCACGCGCAACGACGCGCAGGCGTCGGTTCCGTCGCCCGCGAATGTCACGCAAGGGACGGGTGCAGTAACTTGCGTGGCCCCGCACGCTGCTGACGGGACGGCTGCCTCACGTGGACAGGCCAGACTGGTCACGCATCGTGCACCATCGCACGGGCCAATCAGCAGCTAACTGGCGAGGGGGGGCCGAACGTCGTAATGGTGCGGCTAGTAAGCTCCCCCTCTGTTAATGAGGTAAGGGCGATGTCATTCGAAGTTGAGCGCAAGTGGACGACGAAGGCGGGACTTGAGGCGGCGTGTCTGTTGGTCAACGACGGGAGCCATCGGTGTGGGTACGTGCGCGTTCCGCCCGGGCACCCACTTCACGGCGTCCACTACAACGAGCACTGTCCCGCTCTCGCCGCTGCGTGGGAGAAGGCGAAGGAGGGCCCCATCGGCGACCGAAGCCCGATCGCCGTCTTCATCGCGTGCGGGGCGCCAGAGGAGGCTCGCCCCGACGTCGTGTTTGAAGTGCATGGCGGGATCACATACGCCGACGGCAAGAAGGACTACCCGGTCGACGATGACGCCGACGGGTGGTGGTTCGGATTCGACTGCGCCCACTACGGCGATGTAAGTCGGGGGATGTTCGGGCGCGACGACGGCGGGCACTGGTGGGAGCAAGCCGAAGTCGAGGAGCAATGCGAGAAGCTGGCCGATCAGATCGTCAACATCTTTCCACTGAGGTAGGGCGATGCCAATTCAGGTGGACATGCACGACGTGGCTGCGATTAAGAAGAGCGTCAAACACTTCGAGACTAGCATTGGTGGCTACGCGTTCGTCGTTCAGTATATCGACTGCTACGACGACGAGGGCGACTGCCTTCTCCACGTCGCCCTCTTTAACAAGGGTGACGAGCCCACACCGATCGAGGAGGTCGCGTCGTGAAAAGCGCGACGGTCTGGATCGACCCGCAGACTCGACGCATCGCCATCAAAACGTCGGAGTTCGATGCCTTCTTCAACAACACGTTGAAGGGACTGTTGAAGCCGCCGGCGTCGCGTGGCTTTGACTTTGCGCGTAAGATTTGGCTCGTCGATCAGTCCCACATGGACGCGCTACAGAAAATCTTTGCGCAGCTGTCGTACAACGTGGTCGACGGCACCCTGCCGCAGGAGGTTGCGCCCGCAGGCGGGTCGCCCTTCCACGATCTGCTGTGCGACCTCAAGCTGGAGGTGCTCCGCAAGGTGTACCGCGTGATCGCGCTTGAATGTCACCCCGACCGTAATCCGGAGCGACGAGACGAATGCCACTCCCTAATGACGAAGGTTAATGAGGCGTGGGCGCGAATACAAGGAGCGAAGACATGACCATCCGAATCATGAAGCAGAGCGACATGCTACGGTGTCCGCACGTGATCATGCTGCCAAGCCACTATCGAGAGGACGGCTCGTGCAAGTGCGACGACCCGGATGAGCGGGCGATGATGATTCGTGAGTGGGGCTACACAAAGAAGTCGTTCAAGGGCGTGCCGCTACGCAAGCGAGGAGAAGGAGCAAAGACATGCCAAAGCTAGTTTGCGTCAAATGTCAATGCGAGCTACGGCCAGAAACCAACGGCACCGTCGTCGTCGAGACCGCGTCGTTCGGGCCGTACAAGGTCTGGCGCGCCGACACATGGAAGTGCCCCGGGTGCGGAGTCGAGATCGTTGCCGGCTTCGCCCAAGAGCCCATTCGAGAAGATCACTACAACCCAGAGTTTCAGACGTGGCTCCCAGAGTACCTTGCGGCTGCTCGTCGAGTCGAATACGATCACGAGCGCCCGATCGACCATTCGTTCAATCAATGACCACGGACGGCCCCTCTTTTGTTTTGCTTCCGGGCGTTTTTTACGAGGTCTTTTTCCGGCTACGCTCTAGGAGGTCGCTGTGCCTCTCATTAAACGCAACGGCAACGCACCGACCCTCGGCGGCGTCTTCGCTCACCTAAAGCAGGCGTCAAAGAACGTCGTCGCAACGACCGGTGCCGACCTCACCTTGATCCTTGATCGCTCGGGCTCGATGGCCGGCGAACCCCTCGCGCAACTCAATCTGGCCGCCCGTCGAGTCATCATCGACTTCCTGCCCAAGATCAACATTAACGTTATACCGTTCGACGGCGTGAAGGTCATTCCCGCCCAAGCGTTCGTCGAGATGCGCGTCAAGGGTGGCACCCCAATGGGCGCAGCGCTCTGCAAGTTCGTCGAGATCGCCCAACCAGGCAGTCACGCCATCCTCATGTCAGACGGGTCGCCCACCGACGACCACGAGATTGGCGTCGAGCGTTGCGTCGAACACCGTCTCGTCGTCCACACCGTCGCGTGTGGTGACGGCGCCGACGAAATCCTGCTGCGCGACATCGCCGTACGCACGGGTGGCACCTTCAGCCGCGCAACGCAACCTGCCCAGCTGACCGAAGTCTTTCTCGTATTAACTCGTAAAGCCGTCGCCGCTCTCACCGACGGCAAGAAGGAGCTACCACGTGCCTGAGACCCGTAAGCTGAGCGAGCTGCACCCCCACCCACTCAACGCGCAAATCTACGCGCCAGCGGGCGGGCCGGAGTTCGATGACCTCAAGCGCTCGATGACCGGAGTCGGCCTACTCACCCCAATCGAAGTGCTGGACGACGGCACCATCATCAGCGGGCACCGTCGCTGGCTCGCCGCGCAAGCACTCGGCTGGACCGAGATCACTTGCAACGTCTTGCCGTTTGAAGACGATGTGCTGATCGAAGAAAAGCTGATCGAGTTCAACCGCTATCGCCGTAAGACGTTCACCGAGATCATGCGTGAGACCAACCGGCTGTCAGAGATTTTCTCGCTGCGGTCGGCTCTCCGCGCAGGCTTGCGCACCGACCTACCCGACCGCGAGATTCCCGCCGAAGAGCGAGGCGACACTCGTGAAATGCTCGCAAAATTTGCCGGCGTGAGCGAGCGTACCTACGACAAGATGAAGAAGATTCACGAGGCCGCCGCGAAGAACCCGATGATCGCCGCAAAGGTGAAGCACCTTGACGAAGGGACTACGTCTGTTGAATCAGTATTTAAACTCGCAGTCGCGCTTGAAAAGCCGGCGTCGGACTTCAACCCGAAAGTCTACGACATCTGGTACTTCGGCGGACTCAACCCAAAGTATGGCAAACCTCATCCTGGATCACTACCTGGTGATTATGTCGAGAATGTTGTGCACTACTGGACCGAAGAAGGCGACACAGTCGTCGATCCATTCGCGGGCGGTGGCATTACTATTGATGTCTGTCGTGAAATGAAGCGACGATGCTTCGCCAGCGACATCGACCCACGCCGACCCGACATCTTCAAGTGGAATATGTCGGAGGGCTACCCGCCCTATGACTCGCCTCCCCAGCTCGTCTTCCTCGATCCACCGTACTGGAACATGGTGGGCGAGGAGTACTCTCAAGATGGCGTCGGTGCCATCGGCTTCATCGAGTTCCTTCAGTTCTTGAAGAAGCTGGCGCACGACACGGCGCGCGTGCTCGACCCAGGTGGAGTCGTCTGTGCTGTTATCATGAAGCAGAAATTCCGCCTCCCTGAAGGGCTACCGTTCATGGACTGGCCCTTCACGTGGTACTCGTTCTTCCGTGAGACTGGAATGGCGCCCATTGACCGCATCATGCTACCGTGGCCAACGTCCATCTGGCAGGCGTTCCATGTTGAGCGTGCCAAAGAGAACCGTCAAATCCTACCGCTCGCGGGTGACATGCTCGTGTTCACCAAACCTCTTGGATGGGAGGAGCCAAAGTGATCTACCGTGAAATCACCGGGTATCAGGCGATAGAAACTCTCAGGAGAGCTGAGCAACGTGGACCACGCACAACGGCGCAAACGTTGCTGCAGATGTTGTGGGCGAGCGTTCTTAGCTTTCTTGGTGTGACGAAGTAGGCGCGGGCGCTGATGGCGGAAGTGCGGAGGGTGCGATGACATCCCTGGAGGTCAAGAAAGCAATTATACGCGCAAAGGCCCAAGAGCGGCGGGCGTGCATCAAAGAGTGCCGCCTAGTTAGTGTCCAGTGGGGTGGCCCTGAGTGGCGCGCTGGTGTCGAGGCTTGCATAAAGGCGATCCAGTGTCGGAGGGTGCGATGACAGACCCGATGATATCGCCATTCTTTGAAAAGTGTCCCGGCTGCCCCTCCTGCGCCGAGGCCCGTGAACTCGCTACGAACGTCATTGCGGGCAAGCTCGCCCGGTCAGACGGAAAGACGATTGTGGACTTCTTGAAGGTATGGTTGGAACAAGCTCGGGATGAGAATAGCAAGCAGGCCCATCGCATCGAGGAGTTGGTACGACTTCACGATGAGGTCCACCGGGTATTACAGGACAAGTGCCAGCGCGTCGCGGACCTGGAGGCGGCCACGCGGCGGCTGGTGGAGGCGGCACGAGTAGCTAACGAAACCTTGTGCCATTGTGCGATGTTGATAGACGGGTGGAATGTGGACGCATATCCAGAATGGTCCGAATGGGACAGAGAGGTTCGTAATAGCATCACAAAGGCGATGACAAGACTTGAGCCAACCCTCGCCGACCCGGTGCTCGTCGCGCTGCGGAGGGAGTGATGAGTACAACGGACGAACTCGGGTTGATTCTTCAGGTCAGCAGATTCCATGAACTTGTGGATAAGTTGAAGGCCACTATCGCCACCCTCACCGCCGAGCGGGATGCGCTGCGGGCGAAGGTTGACAGCCTGGAGCACGACCTCCACTTGGCCGAGCAACGGGTAAAGGAACTGGAAGCCATCCGCGACCAAGGTTACGAGGTTCATCAATGAGAGTTTACATCGCTAGTCCATACACCATCGGCGACGTTGCCATAAACGTTCGTCGCTCCATCGAAGCAGCTAACCGCGTTGCCGAAGCGGGACACTTTCCTTTCGTCCCGCTTCTTACCCACTTTTGGCACATGATGTTTCCTCACGAGTACGAATTCTGGCTCTGCCAAGACAACGAATGGCTCGCCGTGTGCGATGCTCTCATTCGGCTTGAGGGAGAAAGCCACGGCGCAGACATGGAAGTCGAGATGGCGAAGGCTCGCGGACTGAAAGTGTTCTATTCGGTCGAGGAGTTCTTAAATGCCGAAGCCGAGTGAGTGTGAAGGCTGCCCCCTCTATCACGCACCTGGCCCCGTTACAGGGTCAGGCCCCCCGATGGCCGAGATCGCCTTCGTAGGTGAAGCCCCCGCAAGCGACGAGATTATGAGCGGACGACCATTCACAGGCGGCGCAGGCCGCACCCTCTACACCCTGACGCGCAAGGCGGGCTTCGACCGCGATTCCTGCCTCATCCGTAACACAGTACGGTGTCAGGTGCCCAACAACGATATGGGCTCCTACGAACACGCGGCGGCTGCAATCGAACACTGTAGCGAGACCTTCTTGCTACCTGAACTGAGTGAGATGCCCTCGCTGAAGGTCGTCATTCCCTTAGGCAACTCTGCCAACTGGATCATCACACGACGAGGCTCGCCGGGCGCTGGCATCTACTCCTATCGGGGTTATCCGTACACCGACCCGATCCATAAGTTTCTGGTGCTGCCGACGATCCACCCTGCGGCGCTAATGCGCGACCGCACCATGTGGAACGTCGTCGTGGCCGACCTCAAGAAGGCGTTCCGATTCGCGAGCGGCGGGTACGAGCGGCCGAAGGAAGAATTCCAAGTGCCCACCTTGCCGCTTGACGTGGAGCTTGCGGTCGAGACGCTGATTGCCGCCAAGGTGGTGGTCACCGTTGACATTGAGAATCCTGGCGGACAGCTCGTGCTATTCGGCTTCGGCTTCATGTCGTATGCGATGTGCGTGCCGTTCGTGAACGACGATGGCACTCGCTACTGGAAGACGGACGAGGATGAGCTGCGCGTGATACGAGCAATCTACCGTCTGCTGGCTGCGCCCGACGTGCCCAAGAACGTGCAATACGAGCAGCACGAACGATTCTGGCTTACACAATACGGCTTTGAGTTGGGCGGTGAGTGGTACGACACTCACGCGATGCACGCACTGGCGTATCCGTCGTTGCCGCACAACTTGCGCTTCTTGGGCTCTGTGCATTCAGATCGCCCTGAGTGGAAGAGCCTCGCACCTGACTGGTCTGAGGAGATGGAGGAGGTTGACAAGTGACGCCACCGACCCGATGGGAAGACTTTCGTAAGCAGTTCAAGTTCGTCGTGCGCGACGTGGAGATCAACTTCATCTGCCCTAAGTGCCACAACGAGATTCCGGTGGGCAACCCTGGGCTGTGCCCGCATAAGGACTACGACGCGCCGAGCGTCAAGTACGATCCTCGTGCTGACGGCCCCGTGGATGGGCTACCTGAGATTCTCCGTAAGCTTGGGTACTTCGCCCTCGCTGATCAAATCCAAGGGAAGCGGCGGCCATGAACTACGGCATGACGTTCCGAACGTACAACTCTCGCGACGTCGTGGGGCAGCACGATGTTCGGGAGTCACTCCGTCGTGACCTTATGGACCTTGGGCAGTGGGACTTCTATCATGCCATCACGCAGCCGCTAGCGCAAGCCGTCTTCCGAATGCAGATGAACGGTATGCCCGTCGACCTTGGGCGCAAAGCCGCGCTCGAAGCGTCGAAGCAGGAAGCGCTACGGGGGCTCTACGAGAAGCTTAAGCCTTACGGTAAGATCATCGCCAAGGAGGGTGACGGCGAGCCGTTCAACCCTAACAGCAACCCGCAGGTTGGCGCGATGTTGAAGGAGTTTGGCTTCCACAGCGGGCGCATGACGGACAAAGGCGCGCTGAAGGCCGACAAAGAGGAGATCATCAACGCGCTCTTGGCGACGGCTGGCAGTGAGGCGCAATCGCTCTTCAACGATATTATCACCTACCGCGAAGAAACGAAAGACTTGGGCACGTTCTTGCGGCCGATTGTCGCATGGTGCGACGGCCGCGTGCGCTCGTCCTTCCTCGTCACCACCAGGACGGGGCGCCTTCACAGTCGTAAGTGGACGACGCCGTGGGGTATCGGCCCCGAGTTTCAAAACCTGCCCGAAGACATGCGCTCTATCTACTGCACGCCTGAGGGGTGGGAGTTCGTGACGGCCGACGCTATGCAGTTGGAGTTGGTCATCATCGCAAACGAAGCGGGGGTGCGCGCGTGGCTCGACGCGATCGCCCGTGGTGAGAGCATCCACATCATCAACATGATGAACGTGATGAAGGTCAGCCGGGAGGACGCGCTCCATGCCAAAGCCGTCAAAGATCGTCGCTACATCACTATCAAGAAGTTCGTTTTCGCGGATAACTACTGGGCCGACCTCCCAACCATTCAGCGTCAGCTACTTATCGAGTCGCGTCTCCTTATTCCGATGCCCGAACTGCAGCAGATCATGGCTGCATATCGAGGGTTTATCACCGAGATCGAAAGCTGGCGGAATATTGTTTATCCAGCTGCTCTCTCGTCACGGGCAATCAAAAACCGTTTTGGGCGATTGCGAACACTGTTCGAGCCTGAGGATAAGATACGAGGTATCAGTGTCAACCATCCAATCCAATCTACCGGAGCCGACTTCATCAACATTGGTTTCATCAACCTTGATCGACGAGGCGTGCAAATCGTTAATCAAGTCCATGATGAAGTGGTTACGGTCTGCCGAACAGAAGATCGCCAGCGCACCCGTGAAGCAATCCTCGAAGCGTTCCAGCACACAATCCCGATCAACGGTAAGGACGTGCAAGTGAAGATGGACGTAAAGCACGGGCGATGCTGGGGTGAAATGGAGGGGTTCTGATGGGTGAGCAGCTAGAGCTGTTCGAAAAGACCTCGGAAAAAACCGCCCGGAAAGAAAAAACAAGAACGGAAGCCCGTGCTCAAGCGGAAGATTTACGGCGACCGCAAGCTTGTCGGAGGTGCGGATTTAAGGTGCGTCCGTGGTACGATTATCTAGAGCAAGGCGAGACGTACTATGTGTGCATGGGATGTGGTGCAATCAACGAATGGAGGTGAGCCGTGGCCGAAACGTTGAGGCAGAAGCAGTCGAGATTTGCACGGATGGTGCCCCCACTGATTGATCGCGCGTACGAGTTGGGGTTTGAGGTAACGCTCGGTGACGCCTATCGTGATCCACGTTGCCCTTACGGAGCGGAAAAGAGTTTCCACCACAAGCGCCTAGCGATCGACCTAAACCTCTTCCGCGACGGGCGCTACCTCACGTCGTCGAAGTCGCACCAGCCGCTCGGGCTCTATTGGGAATCCATCGGCGGTACGTGGGGCGGGCGTTGGAACGACGGCAACCACTACTCACTGGACGAGGGCAAATAGCCGTGGTCGACTCTATTCAAGACCAATTCCACAAGCTGAAGGAGATGCTCAACGACCCGTCGATTGACTGGTCGAAGATGGAACTAAAGCTCAGCACCATTCAATACGTCAAGAACTTCTATCAGTTTGTACCGGAGGCGCAACGCGATGAAATCTTCACCACGATACGAGAGAAGATGCAGTTGTCAGCGGGGCAGTTCGCTTTCGTGCTCGGCTGTGAAGACCCGATCATCCTTGAGCGAGCGTTGCGTCCGGCTGAAACTGAGGAGTCACTTAGAGAGATGGTGTTCCCGAAGTCGGGCTGGATCGCCGAATATCTTGACTACACAAAGAACCACGAGGCGCCGCTGCTCTTCCACTTTTGGAGCGCCGTCTCCACCATCGGCGCATGCCTCTGCCGACGTGTCAAGTTTGAGAAGGGCTACTACCGAGTCTACCCCAACCACTATATCGTCCTTGTGGCTCCAACCGGCAAGTGTAAAAAGTCCACCGCTGCGGGTATTTCTGTTGGGCTTCTGCGAGATGCTAATGTCATCGAAATACTTAATGAAAAGGGTACGCCAGAAGGCATTCTCGACACGATGAACAAGCAGGTGACAGTGACGACGAAGGCCGGTGGCGGCATCTCCGTCAACGGGGCGTCACCGACGCTCTTCATCTTCGCACCGGAGCTGGGGGTGTTCCTTGGCAAACAAGAGTATAATGAGGGCCTTATACAGCTGCTTACGTCTATTGCTGATTGTCGGGATGGTCCGTTTGATTATCTTACCCGCAGCAAGGGTAAGCTTGTTCTGCAGTCGCCTTCTGTTCACTTGCTCGGATGTATTACACCGGACGGCTTGGCACATTCGATCCCTAAGTCGGCGTTCTTAGGCGGCACCATTAGTCGCATCTTGTTCATTATGCAGATGGATACGCCTAGGTTTGCGCCGTTACCGAAGCCTCCTGACCAGGTGTTACAAGCGTTACTTGCGACGAAGTTGGTGAAGTTTGGGGGGTTCTCAGGCGTTGCGACGATGACACCACGAGCGGAGGAGTGGTACATCGAGTGGTACCGCGACCTCAAGACGCAGGCGTACGACACGATGCGGCTGTCTGGGTACTACGAGCGTAAGCCTGACCATCTTATTAGGCTGGCGATTGTGATGGCCGTTGCTGAAGACCTGCCGCTAGAGCTTGACGAGGACTTGTTCAAGCGGTGCGCCAACATCCTCGATTACACGGAACAGTCGATGGCGTCAGCGTTCACAATCGTTGATTCCACCGATCAAGGACGGCAGTTTGAGTCCGTGCTCGACGCGATCCAGCGGGCAGGCGGAAAGCTAGATCACGCAAAGTTGCTGAAGGCCGTCTATCGTTACGGTGTCAACGCGGACATGCTCAACCAGAAGATCGTACCGACCCTTGAGCAAGCGGGGATGGTGCGGCACATTCACGACGCGGCGAAGAAGCATAACTTCTACCTTTTACTGAGGAGATAGCGATGGAACAGTTTGTGAAAGACATCATTAAAGCTGGACTTCGAGAGCACCTTAAGTCGCGGATAGATAAGGGCGGCGTCGATAAACAACTCGATGAGTTCATAAAACTCTTGGGTGAGTCGCGGGACGGCAGCGACTCGATCTCTTTCAGCTTTCCAATCGTGGTTGACACGGCGTTCGTCGATCTCGTTATCGGTATCATCGAGGCGACGAAGCGGGCACAATGGCGATAGACATAAGGGTAATATTACCCCCAGGACAAAGGATATATCGTCGTGGCCAAACAACTAAATGAGTGGTCTCGTCTCGCGCAGGAACGCGGCTTCAAGAGCGCGAAGGAGTGGATGAC